ACAGTAATGCTATTTTCATCAACTAAATCTTTCCAATAGTAAGGTAATTCGATTACATTTGATTCTTTCAGTCTACCACGATAATAAACTCCTACCTCTGGGCCTTCAATACAGGCATAACGAAGACGATGACCTTCACCCTTCGTAGGATGTTGAATGTCAAAAGGTTTTGGACGACCATCAGCAGAGGAAAATCTAGATGCAAGTTTTCCCTTGTTACCACAATCAACCGCACCAGAGAAGAAAGCATCACCATCAACAAATAATTTATCTGTAGGCCCTCCACTTATATGTAAGGCGTTTGCAACTTTTCCATCACCAACTATCTTTACACAACCATCAGACTTCATCGATAAACTTGCACTACAAGCTGGTTGTTGATCTCCAGGCAATTGTGGTGCAGAATTTGATGTTACATTTAAAACTGCTTCATAACCTGGCGATGCACCAGTTTTTCCAACATAAACAGGGCCATTTAAGACCGCAGTTCCAGATGGTGACTGGTCTTGACCATCTGCATGAGAGACATCATTTGACCCAACAACTATTTTATCTGTTTGTGTTTTAACTATTTGCATTTATTTAAAAGTAACGTCCTTCTTAAGGGTTGATGCTATAACACCAAAATCCACGTCAGAGTGAGAAGCAGCTAATGAGAATCCATACCTAAGTTGAAAGAAACCCTTACTTATTATATCAACTCTATTTGTGGCGTCAATCAATACTTTCTCACCTTGAAGTCGAATCTCTGGTGCTTCTGCATTAATGATTCGAGTTCCAATCAAACTAATTTGACCATCTTGGCCACCACCATTTGCATCAAGAGTAATGTTTCTTCCTCGAAGTGTAATGTTACCATTATAACAATCAACAATTACATCACCATTTTTACATCTTATAATTTTTGCTGGAAGTTCAGTATTGTCACCAGCCGCTCTAGTTTTTAATCCAGTACCAAGAACTTCAGTTGACATGCCTGGCGTGTATAGAACAGCTTTACCAGTTCCAGGCCCACCTTCGGTTCCACCTTGACCTGTGTTTGAATAGAATCCAAAATTTTGGGATTCCTGTGTCTGCACCTCAAAGTTTGCCATCCCATGTATGCCATGCATTTGACCACTTTTGAGAGCATATCTAGTAAAATTTCTACATTCTACATTTTTTCTATCGGATGTTTTATACTTTGACATGTTTATTTCGCTATACAATCAATTACGGTTACTACAGCATCCTGAGATATTTGAGCAAGTTCGGCTGCATCTTCGACCTTGGTGAATTTTAAAACTGGTTTTAATCTGGCACCACTACCAGTATCACTATTTATTATTAAATCTGGAAGATCTGTAAATCCAAACCCACCATCGATGACATTTGCTCCTGCCACTAATCCATCTTCAATTATTAGTTCAGCTGTTGCACCTTCAATCTCAATCGTGTCACCCTCTTGATAACCAAATCCTGTGTTTTGAAGGACAATATCAACTAATGATGTTACATAAGATGTTTCACCATCATAATTTGCGTTTGGATCTGGACTAATTTGTTTCACGTTTCCATCAATATCGGTTTGTATTGTATTTGGTAAATATCCAGTGCCACTATTCGTAATCACAACCTCATCTATTGAACCATCTTTTATTTTAACAAAACCTCCAGCAGAAGAACCTTTTTCACAACCATCAAATAGTGAAAGTAATGGTGGTTCTGTAAATCCAGAACCCTTTCCAGTAATCGCAACACCAATTAGTTTACCGACAGCGTTAATAATTGCCTTTCCAGATGCACCATGACCACCACCACCTATGAAGTCTACTCTTGGTGGGCCACATTTAAGAACGTTCGTGTTACAATCTGGAGCACTTGGTTCTGCATCAATCATATCATCCAGACCCTTTACAAAATCATCCACAGCACTATTAAGTCCTATCTTATCAAGTATGCTGTCAAATTCATTAGGTGTTGATTTTCTAATTCCATTTTTAGATGAGAACGTGGTATTTTCTGGACAATTTGTTTGATCACACTCTAAAAAACCTGTGATTAAATCTGCAAATTGAATTGCTTTTGTAAATGTTTTACTAGGAGGGAGAATACCACCACCTTGAATATTGTTCAATTGTTGAAACATATCACCAAGAGTTGTATCCAAAATATTATTAATTTGACCAAACATATCACCTAAAAAGTTTTCAACAGCACAAATAGGCACATCTAAAATTTGTCCAAGCATATTCTCCAAACTCTTCTTCAAATAATCACCCATCTGCTCTTGTATTTTTTCAAAATTACAATATATCGTATCAGATAATTTATTTACTGCATCTCCAGCAGCTGGTTGCAATGGTTTAGGTGTTTTATCTTTGAATGTTTTTGATAATTTGTCCAAAGTATCCTCTATTACTTTGGAACGACCACGACGAATCAACTTAGTCATGGAGTTTTGAATTCTATTTGACGCTAACTTTAATTCTGAGTCAATATCAATTACACCACCATAAAGAGGGTTCACATAAATATTGTTAGATTTTAACTTCTTTAACTCTTTTATTTTTCGAGTGAACTCCTTCATAGAACTCTCTATCTTTGCAAGTTCATTATCTCCACAAGTAGTAGAGTTTTCCATTTCAAACTCTGTATTATGTGTTACATTCGTTTCTCCAACAGTTTCATCAACTGAGTTTACAAAGTTACCATTCCATTCTTTCTTTTCGTTTCCATTTCCGTTTCCATTACCTGTACTAGACCTTTCATGATCACCAGCTGTTGCTCTTACCTCTGGTGGTGTATAGGGTACAAAACAAGTTTGTTTTTTTGTTTCAAATTCTGAATTTGTTAATCCATCTTTAACATAACTTTGTTTAAATAAAGTTCCAAATATTACTGGTTGTTGAGCATCCTTACCATCAAAGAAAAATCCCACTACAACTTCTCCACCCTGATATTGCATTGTCTCACCACGTCCTCCAGTGGTTGACATATTAGGTGGTAAAAGAACGTGTGCTAATGGTAGTTTATGATCTGGTAGTTCATCTCCACAACCATGATATCCTACAATACGAACACGACAACGATGTGAATAAATGGGTTTACCATCCTCAGCATTTTTTCTCTCTAAAGTATTATCCCACTGGCCTTTTTTTGGATCGGTCACTTGACCTATCCACCAGTGGAATCCATCCCTTCCTAAAAAATTAGTCCCTTCTTGGTACATTTAATTAATCGTCATATACGAGACACTCAGGTTCATCTGGGTGATTATCACAAAATAACTCTAAAGCATTAGGATCATGATGATCGCCTGCTTCAATTTCTTCTTTATGATGTTCTACATACTCTTCTAAATCATGCAATTCATCTTTTGCATGTCTTCTCGCTGCTGGATTCGCCTGTGGGTCATCAGCAATTTTCCTGTCATATTCAATGTGATCTTCGATTGATTTCATTTGATTCTCCTTTTCTTTTATTTAAGCGTTTTTGTTAAACGGTAAACACATCACGAATTAATTTCAGTTGTGTTTCACTTTTACCACCAGCAATAAGATGTCTTAATTCAGCAATAAGATATCTTCCACTGGCATCATTGGTTCTTTCACTTCCATAGGAATCTACAGAGTCGTCTCCACTATCATCTTTTTTAAGAGGGAATTTAACATCAATCATGTAACCAACTCTTAATTTGGTATTCAATGGAATTGATATATTTAATGATTGGGAAAATAGTAAATTATTCCTAATATAAGACTTATTTTTCTTTTCGTCAAGCTCGGTGTCTGGTTGTATTAATTCTTTTAGAGACCCCTTTTGAGAAACTCCCACGTCACTAGCCTTAACCATCAATCGAGTTGGATATGTCTCCAATTCATTCGCTATCTTAGGTGGGTTTGGAAGTCCTAAATCCTCAACTTTATAATCTATCTCCTTCAAAGTATGTTTTTCAATATCAATGAAAAAAGTTCGATTTGCATACATTCCTAATCTTAAATTCAAACCAATATCATTTGTTTTATTTAAATTACTATGTAATATGACAGCATCAGTTCCAATATCTGTATCAGATTGTTTATATACAAAAGCATCCTGTTCTAACAAACTCTTAATTGATCGAAAATGATAACCATCAAAATTTTCATAAAATAAAAATCCAAAACTATCTTTAGATGCTTGTGCCTTTGGACACAACCATTGAATCGTATCAAATGGATGTTTCAAATTTCCAACAAATGAATAAGAATTAGTAGCTCTGTCCTTTTTAATTTTAATATCACCACTAGTGGTTTCTGTTTTTGGGCCGAAGAGTTTTTTCTTGGTTTTAATTCCCTTACTATCTTTGGTAAGTATATCTTTAACAGTTTCTGAAACATTACCAGTAAACTTTTTATTTAATCTAGCAGTTTGATCAACATAAGTTTCAACTGATACAAATTCTAAAGTTGCAACTTGAGAATTATGAGTGGTTGTCACATTTCTTACAGAGTTCAATATCAATTTATGATCCTTTTCAGTAATTTTAAATTCAATTTCCTCATCACCAGACGTTACGGACAGTTCGACAAACTCTCCACCTTGAATTCCCAATCTACCCACTACTTGATCAGTGTCAATAAAAGTAACTAACAATGCTATGGATGGATTTTCAATACTCTCAAAATAATCAATTGCAACTATACCCGCCGTGATATTCTGTTCCTCTTGCAAAGAAGAACCCTCACTTGGAAGTAAAGTGCAATTTTTAACTAAAACTTTAGTGTCAGCCATTATGCGTACTGTCTATAGAATTCTGGTGGAACTTTTTCTCCTGTTATTGATAAGTATTGATTTGAAATACTATTAAGGAAAGGCACTGGAATTTTAGTAATTTTTACATTTGTATCTGTTGTATTTGATGTATTAGATGGCGCAGTTACAACTTGACCATTATTTGTTGAAGGAGTCTCAAGCACTTGACTAAGAAGACTTGTATCGTCAACCCCAGTCATTTCATTTCCACCTTCACCACCTTTAACATTACCAAGGGATAAATCTAGATCTTTGTTTTCCTTAACTGATTCTAATTCCTTTTTCTTATTAAAAAGGTTGTTTACATATGGATCTAAAGATTCACCACCTTGCATATGTGATTCAATATCACTATAAAGGAGTTTATATTTAGCCATCATTAATGCAGGCAATCTATGCTTATAAAGTCTCTTATCTTTACGAGTAAAAGAATTAGGATCATCGTTCCATCGTTTATGCAGTTCTATGTATTTGTGAGCTAAGTCATCCTTTGATAATGAATCAAGATATCCGCCTTTTTCAATCTTTATTTGATAAATTTTATACTTATATCTGACCATTTCTTTTCCCTTTTTCTTATCCTTAACGTTTTCACCAGTTTTAACCAAATCTTTATCTTTAAGAGTATCATCCATATCATTAACCGCAGAATTTTTTTCAAGATTAAGATTAGAGTCTTCTACTTTATTTTCTTCATATGTGCTACCACCTTCAATCAAATCAAGTTGACCTTGGTCTCCTTTAATAGTATGAGGGACAGTGGTAGTTTCACCACCTTCACCACCTTCACCACCACCTTCAATTGTTTCTTTACCTGTGACTTCACCCTTTTCACCAAACTTAAAGTTATCTATTATACCTTTGGCAGCTAAACCAACCCCAGTTAATGCAGTAGCAATCTTCCCACTAAAACTAGTAAATATCTTACCAATACCAAGACCTATTTTTCCAAGTGTACCACTGACCAATTTTTTAAGAAGAACTCCAGCTCCCTTTAAAGAAGCTGCTATTCCCTTTCCAAGAGCACCTTTAACTAAAAGTCCAATTTTAGGTAAAAGAATAGGCCAGAGCGTCTTAATTGCAAAAGCACCGATTCCTAATTTTAGAAGAAGTCCTAAAATACCACCGCCACCACCTTCTTCTGGTGTTGGTGCTGGCGCTCCTGGCTCACCCTGTACACCTTGGTCTCCTTTAAGAGCCATAAGTCTTTCAGCCGTTATATTTTTTTGTTCTTTATCCTGTTCTTCGACTAATCTATCTGCTTCCTCATCTTTTGTAATTTTTTTCTCTGTAATTATATAATTTGCAATATCTCTAACCTTTGTCTCTATCGCTTCAATTGAGACGTTTAAACTATTAATAAGTGTTCTTTGTTTTTCGATGATACCAAAATTCGCCTTCGATTTTGATAAGGCACTACCCGCTACCTTCTCAACCGAATCCATTCGTTCAAAGAAACTAGCTAGATTTATCTTTGAATCGGATTGTTCTTCTTGATATTCTTCTTCATCCATACTTCATAACACCTTGTCTTTGTTGATTCTTGAGATTTTGTTCTTCAATATATTGCTTGAGAAGAGTCGTGTAAATGTCCCTTTCCCAAGGAATCATATTTTCGAGTTCCGTCAAGCTATATTTATGGTATTGCATGAGAGCAAAGTTAATACGATAATAGGATTCAAGATCCTCTCTTGCAATACTTATCCGAAAAA